CTTTACCTGATGCAGGTTTAAATAGTTGTACACGTTTGATTACGAATTTATCGCTTTCAAATGGTTTACGTTTTACGATCATAAATTCTATTTCTATATTCTCTAATGGTAAATTGTATGTTTCAGAGAAATATTTTTTATAGAGTATAAGTTGAAATTGTTTATTTTCGTCTGATTTTTCTTTCTTGCTCCAACCTTGTTTACTGGTTTTAATGTCTATGATTTTGATTGTGTTGGTTGGCTCGTGGTACATTACAATGTCAAGGTAACCCTGAAACATTACATTGTATAGTTTTGGAGAGGGGTGGAGGGTAAGAGGTAACTCACATCCTACTAAATGCCAACCGCGTTTAGAAAAATATTTGTTTCTGTTTTTAGCAAATTCTCTTATGATTTCTACCCCGTCTTCAAAAAATTCCCTAAGTTCTTCAGGGGAGGTAAAGTGTTGATTATTGTTTGATTTGTATTGCTTTTTATATTCTTCACGTAATGCATCTTCGAGCATTTCGTATGTGTTTAGTTTATCTGCTTCTGCTCCACTTTTTCCATACATTGTAGTTAAATATGATTGGAGTACTTCGTGTAATGCTGTTCCAAAAACAGTATGAATGGAGGAAGTAAATTGTTTATATCCTTCTTTGTATTGGAGTGACCATTTTTTAGGACACTCATTGAACATGGATAATTGAGAATATGAAATAGATTTTTGAGTTGCATAATCTATTGTTGGTAATTGTTTACTCTTAATCTCTTTTAATAATAAAGGTAACTTCTTTTTCATTAACTAAATGTACAAAACTTTTTTTACTTATCCAAGGAAAAAGAAACCCCCACGATAGCGACGTTGGGGGTTTCGCCGTTACAGTTTGTGTAACGGTCCTAAATTTTATCTAATAATTCCTGCTCTTACTTGAAGCATTCTACGTTCATTAATATCTTCTTGAGATCCAATTATTGTACTGTAATCCTCCATTGATAGTGTTTTACCGGAAGCAGCCAATGATATAATGTTTTCTGTTAGATCATGTAAATCCATGTCTGTTTGAGCATCTTCTCTAGCGTATTCGAGTAAACGAATAAATAGAGGAACGTCTACTGTAATTATATCTCTTGGGTTCATCTTAATAGTTGGTTGGTTCTTCAACTTCATCTAAACCATAGATTTCTCTTGCTTTATCTATAATAGCATCATCATTATCAACAGCTTGACTTAAAGCTTCAACAGCATCAATGTCATCTTCTGTAATATCAACCATTTGTTGCATTAAATCAAGAGCATTTTCTACACTTATCTTACCACCCTGTAAAGTATTTTTAAGATTTTTTAATTCATCTACCATCTCTGGGGTGTATTCCATATCATCTGCTAGAGAAATTAGTTTATCAAAATATGACTTTAACATATTAGAATCTACCATTACTTCCATTTCTTCATTTAAACCATATTTACCACCTAAAAAATGTTCAAACGCTGTTTCATAATCTGCTTTAGCACGTGGTGGGATTTGGTTAATTGCTCCAATTCCTACAATTCCTCCAATCATGGATTCTTTTAAAGATGCTTTTTCAGCATCCTCAATTTCTTTATTGATAATAGCTTTATATTCACTTTCTGTGATTACACCTGAAAGGAATTGCATACGTAATGTGTCTTTTTCCATTTTATATATTTTATTATAAATATTATGTATTTTTTGTTTCGCGCAATACTATTAAAGCTTTCTGAATATATAATATGTCATCCATTTTTTCTTGGATACTATGTTCTAGCCATTCTTCTAGTTCTAAATCGTTACGATCTAAATCTGTTCCATACTTTTGTTTTCCAATAGTGGCTCTAGCAACAAATTTGTCTATAATGGAGTCTACAATTGAGTCTGTAACCTTAATTTCTCTATTCATTTTTTCAATAATTTTTCTACTTCTTTTTCATCCATTCCCATATCGTAAAGTACCTTTCTGGTACCATGGTCACGTAATATGTCAATATATTCTTCTGCTTCCCCTAAACTACATTCAAAATATTTTGCTACATATTCTATCAATGTAGCAGGTTTTTTCTTTGTTTTTGACTTGAGATATTTCAAAAACACTTTGGATTTAGGGATCATTTCTCGATAAATTTGGTATAGTTGGTGTTTGTTATCGTATGGTATTGTTTGAATATAGTTTGCTAATTCAATATAGCGTATATCCATCGATACGTATCGATTAACCACGTAAGAATTCCATTTATCCCACGATTCTTCCGAAATGTTTTCAATTGGGGTTTTATAGAGGGTGATTTCATTTAACCACCCCCATAAATCCTTAATTTGTTTTTTAGACACTTAATGTAATATCTTTATATTCTTCTTTTAATTCTGAAGGTAACGAATCTGGGAGTATTTTCTTTGATTCTAAATCGTAAAATACAGTAATTGGGATTAGTTGATCTTCATCTGTTCCTGCAATAAATTTAGATACTCTACGGATTACAAATGCTTGTCCGAATAATTTTTCCCCATTAAATCCATCAACTGATGTTGTGTTGTTAAAGTCAATGTTCATTTGTGGGGGTGTTTTTGATTGTGTTTTCATTTGATTTTTATTTTGGTTTATATTGTTTCTATAATTTTGGCTAAAGCCGACATTACATTTATTTCTTTATCTATTCTAAAATTTGCTTGATATAAATGTTCGTTCAATATAATTGCAACAGAACCTTCCTTTCCAGGAGCATATTTTGAACTGTATTCAAATAAATTACGATACAATTCTTCAAAGTCCTTTGTATTTGAATCCGCTATAATTTGTCTAATGGTAAGCCATTTTTTACTTCCCATTAGTTCCTTTAATACCTCTTTAATATAGTTGTTTGAGGTTAAAACTGTTTTATCTAGTTCAATACAGCCATCTTTTACAGACATTTGAAGTACATTCAACATTTTTCTCATGTCAGGGTAGTACTGTACTATAAGTGATTTTAAATCTTCAGGTTTATATGAAATAGATAATTGATCCTTTAATATCCAATCTAAATGGTTGTATACATCTGTTTTAGATGGAGGTACAATTTTAAGTACCTGGCAACGTGATTGGAGTGGATCAATGATTCGCTCAATAAAGTTGCAAGTTAATATAAATCGTGTTGAGCGAGAGAATGTTTCAATTACGTTTCGTAAAGCGGCTTGTCCCTGAATTGTGATGAAATCTGCTTCATCTAGAATTACTACTTTAATACTTTTCCAAGAAGCTGAGCTAGCAAATCCCTTTACTTTCTCTCTAATAGTGTCAATTCCATTTTCATCGGATGCGTTTATGTAAAGATAATCGCAATCTAAATTTTTAACGATAATTTTTGCTAGGGTAGTTTTGCCTGTACCTGCGGGACCATAAAATATAAAATTTTGGATATCACCTTGATCAAGATACTTTTGTATTGTGTCTTTTACATTTTCGTTACCAACATAGTATTTTAGTTCGGTAGGGCGAAAACGTTCTACATATAACGTATTTTCTTTCATAACCATATTATACAAAAAAAGCCTGCACTAGGCAAGCTTCTTTGTTTTATTTTATAATCCTGCTAATTTATTCATTCTATATAAATCAAAATCAAATTCCATTTCCTCTTTTAACGTAGATTTTTTAACTAAAAGTTTTTTACGTTGATCAGCTGAAATACCAGTTACAATTAGTTTGTATTGGGTTCCTTCTTCTGTTTTAGTTGTTTCTGTTTCGTATTTTGCTGTTGGAACCTCTCCAATTTCTTTTTGAAATTCTTTACGAATTTTATCTATTTTATCTAAACTATCTGCTGTTACAGATAATGGAGGAACAGTTTCTGCTTTTGGTTTTTCTACTGTTTTTGGTGCTTCACCACCATCTTGTTCAACATCCACTAATTGAAATTCAACTCCTGCATTGTCCATAATTGTTTTCAATACTTTAGACAAATATGGTTTTGTTTTGTATGGATTTTCAAGTGTATAAGGAAAAACAATTTTTCCATCTTTTACTATATAATGAATATCTTTTTCCAATTTACCACCATATTTTTTCAAATTGTCTGGTGTTTTCATTGGGAAATAATTAGCACCATATCGTCCAATAATATCTTTTGGAAGTTCTTTTCCGGATAATGTAAATAGGTAGTCGTTTATGCTACCATCGTTTCCTTCTGCTTGCCATCTTTCATATCCTGATTCTGCTTCTTTTTCAGCTGTAGCAAATGCTTCAGGTACTCTATTTTTCAAATCAATTAACTTGAATGCTTTTTCATCTTCTGAACGAGTATCCCAATCTTTCCAAGCAGCTCCTGCTTTTTGAGCAGGGATTGAAGGACCAAATGCTTTTACAATAGCTTGTGGATCACGCATGTTTTGAGCATAAATACCATAATTTGAAATATTATCCATAGCTTCAAGAGCTGCGTCTATATCTTTTGGTTGAACCGCAAGATCGTAATTTACCTTCAATTGGCTCATTCCATCTTCTTCACCTTCAATTTCGCGTAATATATCAGTTAATTTCATAATTATAAATATGTAAAAAAAGAGACCCGTTATTGAGGGTCTCCATATATGTTAAATCGTTTAATTGGTTCAGGTTGAATTTCTTTTTCTTCACTTCGAATGACATATAATTTGCCTTCTATAGGAGCTAAACGAAATTCTACCTTTTCTTGGTTTTTATCAAACCATGCCTCTAAAGCATCTGTAATGGATTTGTGAATTGTTTCTGTTTTATCGTCTACTAACTTCCACCTATCTGATGGGGGAAATCTTATAGCTATCAATTCATTATATTCTACTATTTTAGTTTCCATAAGTTATTTTATTTTCTTTTAACATTTTATAAAATGTATAGTTACTCATTCCTGTTTTTTTGAAAAAATCGGTTTGAGATTTATATGTTTTATTTTGATAAATGATTAATTTTGTTGCTTTACAATTATTTGCTCCTTTATGTTCTTCTAAATTTAATAAATCTCCTTCATACTTCCAAATATATCCATAAGCAGATTTTTGTTTTCCTCTACAACAATCGTTTATATTATTTCTAAGTTCTTTCCAATGTGCTGTAGGTTTTTGATTGATATATCTTTCAGCATCTATTGCGCTTGGAAAGGTTTTGATGTATTCACCTGAGGTCGAATATTGGATTATTTGTTTAGAGTTGCTTTTGCTTATTTTGGTTTTATGTTGGTTACTTATAGGTTTTCCTTTTCTATGCTCAATAAATTCTAATTTTATGCGCTCATATTCTTTACTAGATATATTATATGGAGTAGATTCAATCCATTTCCTTTTTCCTATAGCCATTAACCAAAGTGCATACCATAGTTTAGGTTCTTTTTGATATATTTCACAAAGTAATCTATGACATAAAAAATGTTCACGAGCAGTCAATTCAACTAAATTTTTCTTTATATCTAAACCACCTATACATTTTGGAACTATATGATGTTTTTCAACGTATCCATCCAGTTTACGATTTTGAGCACGTTCAATAATTTGGTTGTATATTCTTGTATAATCCATATCGGTTATACATATTACCGGGAGACCGTAAAGTCGATCTCCCGGTAAAATATTACATCATTCCCATCATAGGATCTATTCCAGATTCTTTTTTGTCTTCTGGTGTATCTACTATTGTACATTCTGTTAATAAAATTGTTCCAGCAATTGATGCTGCGTTCATAAGTGCATTTTTGGTTACCTTATGTGGATCTATGATACCGGCTTCTTTCATGTCAACGATAGTTTCTGTTTTGATATTGTAACCACTCCAAACACCTTCGGCTTTACCGATTTGCATATTAATTGGATACATATCAATTTCAGCATATCCTGCATTTTTCAAAATCGTTTCAAATGGTTTACCACATGCTTTGTAAACTAATTTTTTTCCATAGTTGAAATCATCTGAAGCGTCTTTTCCATAAGTAATGCCTTCACGAGCATATAATAGAGCTGAACCACCACCTGGTACAATACCATCTTCTAAAGCACATTGTGTAGCGTGAAGTGCATCATCTACTCTATCTTTTTTCTCTTTCATTTCTGTTTCAGTACTTCCACCTACGTGAACTAAAGCAACACCACCTACAAATTTAGATAAACGTTCTTGCAATTTTTCCATTTCAAAT